CCACGTTGGATTGCGCATAGAGGATGGTAGAGGATCAAAATAATTTTGGTCGTCTTTGGGAGTTTTACTCAGTAAGTAAACTCCTACCGTTCGATGTGTCAGGAACTCAATGCCCTGGTACTCCGGTTACGGAATATGGCGTACCGGTTGGACTATGTAAAGTCCATCCGGCCTGCCATCACAGAGTAGTTTTGCCCAAGAACAGACGTGGTAACATTGTTACCATGGCCGTTCGAGAGGCCTACAAAGCGACGCCTAAGAAGCTCCGTAAAGAGCTTATTAAACACTTGGAACTGAACCTTACTGGTCCAGGCCAAGCCTTAGCGTCACGCATAGAGGCTTTCTATTCAAGGAGAGATGATCGTATTCAGATCATGCTTGCTGGAATAGTGACAGCGATATTGATCAGTAGCGAATTAGCCGCTGATATTACTGCCGTTGAAAACCTCAAAAGACATATTGTCAAACACGCACTTCTGCATGGTTGTGACGTGGTTACCAAATTTTGGAAGGCCACGACTAACGAAATGCAAAGAATTGCTTTTAGGTCTGTTGTCGAGAGACCAGATGGATATATTATCGATCTCTCTCCCGACTCCACTTCTTTAGAAGCGGAATTATACAGACTTATTGTGTCTGTCAACCCAGATGTCTTCGACTTATCAAAGTACGGAGATGAACCTTCTGAGAAGGAACTCTGGATGATAGCGCATTTGGCACAAACCAGATACTTACCATTGCCGTCAATCGGCTTGGCCGAGGAAAAGGTCACAGAGTACATTAACTCTATGACTTCTCATCCCGACAACGGTAAGGAAACTGATGATGCGATCCTAAATGGATGTTACTCCACAGGATACCTCTTAGGGACGAGAGTCCGTAAGAAGTTGTTCGAACGCATCGGCGATACACATACACGTAACAACCTGCCGACTCAGCTACACCTCTCCATAACAGGAGGGAGTTGCTGGGAAGCCTCGAGAGAAATGCGAGGAAAATGGCACATACTGAAACAAGACGGAGAGTTTGTCTCGTTTCTGAATGGCCGAATCTCGGAATATTTCGAGGTCTCGGAGGATAAGGTACGTAAAGAACACATCTATACAGACAACTTCGGAAACCTAGTGACAGTACTGTCACCTGGAGACCAGAGAGTCTGGAGCCACGCTTACGTGACTCAGCCCCTCACAGGGTCTATAGGAGATGTGTTAGACGAAGTTGTTGACGTGGGTGGAAACCTTGCAAAAGGTTTTGACGCACGGCTTGGTCAGCTCATATTTATATGGGCTGGAATCAAGCGTAAACAATTCGAAAGTTCTGGACGGAATCTCAGGGCCAAACTGATTACAGTTTTAGAGCCCGGAGGCAAAATCCGCCCGCTGACATCCGGTGAAACATGGTTTTACCTGTACACCGTGCCAGCATCCCATTGGTTAAAAGACACTTTAATGTCTTTGCCGGGTGCCAGAGTCGGCCTAGCCGAATCTGATCACCTGTACCGAATGGGTAAGAGCTATAAGCGACATTTCTGTCACCCAAGCCGCCTGTCTGATAGTGGTAGATATCAGGAAGAACAGAAGGAGGAGACTCATGATGAGACTCCTGAAAATCCTTCTGATCTACCAGAATTCATATCCACATCGGACTTGACGGCAGCTACAGATAATGCTCACCACGAGAGGAGTATTACAATGACCAAAGGTTACTGTAACGCTGTTCTCCACTCAAGTGATAGTGAATGGGCAATTCCCTTCAGCGACTATATTTTAGACTGTATTAGTCTAACTTGTAGCCCGAGGGAAGTGTTCTTCACTTTGTCGCACAGACGTGCGCGCAAACTTGCGAAGAAGGCACCTATAGTTATGAGGGATAGCTATCCCTCAGAACTAGAGGTCCTTACACCTATGACAGCCACTCTACTCCATGGACGCGATCCGCCTGGAGCTGGTTCTGAGAATGACTATCAACCGATAGAAACACCTCAGAACCAGGACTCCAGACGGCTACGCGCCATGAGTGCTGATGCTTCTACAGGGATGCATCGGAAGAGTAAGCGTCAGATCGTTTCATTTACAACCAATATTGGTGTATTAATGGGCGATCCGATGGCGAAATGCGTATTGACAATGGCTTCGATGAGCAGCTGGGAAGCTGCCCGCCGAGGTTATGCCGATGTCAAAGACGTTAAGTTTCTTGACCTTCAAGGTAAGACTCGTAGAGAGTTCCACCAAGAACATAAAGAAGGTCTTCACGCCAATGAGACATTTCATTGTTGCGGAGATGATCACACCGGTGTTGCGAGTTTAGAGATCCTTAAAAGGGTCCCTATATTCCAACAATCGATGGGATACCAAATTTCATGGGATAAGTACCGTATTTCAAATAAATACGTGCACTACTGCCAGAATTTTGGTCTCCACCCACGCTACCGCTCCAGTATTGTGGTCGACACCATCAAACTGAGATTATTAAATCAGTTTCAGAAGGGCGGCCACAATACCTTTGAGTTTCCTGACTGCCTTATAGGCAAAGCCAGGGAACTCTGGAGAGCATGTGGAAGAAATTCCGAGGAATCCGTATTCCCTGACATTGAATCAAGGATGGGATGGCTCGAAGACCTAATTCCTTTCGCTATGCGAAAAGGAATGCCAAGTTACTTCGAAGACAAGATTGTCAAGAAGGAACTAGCATACATTAACCCCGGAATGGGGGGAATAGGCGTTATTTCAAAATATCGACCTGATCGGACGGAATTCTATGAGAGACTCAAAAGATATTTGATTCTCTGTAAAGAATTTCCCGACCAGATGCACAGCAATGACCCAAAGGTTACAAATTCATGGGAACGTGGTGAAGCGTTCCGCACGGAAATGTATACCTTTAACGACATGCTGGCAAATCGTTTATATACCGAAAGGATGACTACAGAAGAAGTGTTTGAACAAGTCTCAAATGACTTGACTCCTTCAGAGGCATCTGCGCCCGCATCTAAGAGGCGCACGTGGAAAGCGATAAAACGCTTTCATATCGACTTAAATCAGCCGAACACGTTACTCGGAACAAAAGAGGCAACCTATCAAGAAGTATTTCGAGATAGAGCTGTCCTCAATACAGTTAAGAGAAGAAACAGGTCTCGCCACAAAATTCAAGTTTTGGAGCGGATGTTGCATGCTTATGCAGAGAACATCAATGATCTGTGGTCAGACGGTCTAGCCGGATCTGACCAAAGGGGAAGCTGGGTTACCCGAGAGCAGCTATATGCTCATCTCGGAATAAGTCAACTTACACCTAATCTCTTCTTTACGATCGATCTCTTCTCTGGGAGGAGAGGTAGATACGACATTGCTTATGAAAGGAATCTCGATCTACATGATCATGAAGCTGGAAGGCAAGAGGGTTCGTCGATAACGACGGACCTTAGCACTTCCAATACCTACTCAATTCTTAGTGACTGAACAGCGGAGGCTGCCGGAATGGCAGATTCTTGCTCAGAAGTCACTCGAACGAGTTGGAGCCCAACGTGGGTTTCACTCTAGAAAGACCGTAACTGGTACGTATCCAGTG